CATAGCATATGCCACATCGGTGACATCTACCGTACCGGCGGTAGTGGTCAGATAAACTTGACCGTTATCAGTCGCGTTAGCCGCGCTGATAACATAGGTCTTGCCGTTAATCATATACCATCCCCATCTATCGGCTACTACCGCTCCCTGAGCGATAGCCACCGGGCCGTCGTTGGCCGGGGCTGTACCAGCCGAATCGGCCAAGCAGGTAACCCCCGCCTCGTCATAGACGACCGGACTATACTGAACAGTCGAGGCGACACCTAATAAATAAATGTACTCATACCCGTCCTTATCAAAAGACCGGGTAAGAACAGCAAATTTTGCGTAGGTATCGACCGCTGTCGGGTCTGTCATTAGTTTGATCATAAGTCTGATTAATTAATTGTTTAATCGTTCACTTAACTTCCCCGCTTGAGAATTATCCTCCCAATAATGTGCAAAAAATTGCCGGTTGAACTCTCCAATAGGTTGATGTGAAATAAGTTGACGAAGCGTTAGCGTCCACATCGGCGAACCAAGTAATAATTGATTCTCCAAGACCCAACACGAATGGTTTCGTGTAGGTCAACCACAGAAATGAATCCGTGGTTGTAGCTACCGTAGTTGTTGAAAGCAAGTTTATACCCGCTCCAGTAGTTACGGTAGAAGTTCCCATACTTACCTTGAAATTTCTTCCAAGAGAAGTACTTAAACTATCCGCGTAAACTCCGCCTGCGTCACACATTATCACCTTGCCGGTAGTGTTGGTATAAAGAGCATTAACCGTTCCCGTAGCATACGAGACTGTCGGTTGAACGACAAACCCGTCGTATGAAGCCAAGACCGTTGTAGTCCCATTAAAGGTATTTGTCCCCGACAAAGTCAAAGTGCCGCTCGAACTAATGGTTAAATCGCCATCGGCGCCACTTAAGCTAATCGGCAACTCGCTGTAGTACCCCTGATTATGCTTAATGATTGGAAAATAATTCTCAATTGCTAAACCGCCTAATGAACCAACATTATCAACAAGTTGAGCGGGCGAAGTTTTTAAGATACTCACGACAAGAGCCGTCCCAGCCAAAATGATAGCCAAACCGGCAATTATCAAGATGAATTTTTCTTTGCTCATAAGAATAATGTTAGTTGTTTATGCGCCCGTAATCCCTGTTAAAATCGCCTGATTGCGGGGATTGTTGCAGATCAGGTTTCCGAGCAGAATAATGTGACCGACCGAACCGTACTGGTCAGGCGGCCGCTGATACGGCAGGAAAGTAAAGCCCGTAGTCACAGGAATGTTATACACGCCGTCCATGCCCTCGGCATTGAACTTAACCGCGGTCGCTCCCGGCTCTTTGGATTCTAAGCCGTAGAAACCCCAGTTTTTCGTGTTTAACATAAAAAGATAGCCCGAGGCCCCGGCGTCGGTAATTCCCTCGTCAGCTATAACCGGCACGCCATTGTAATACAGCGCGCTAAACCCGATTTGGCCTTTCAAATCAGCGCCTGGGGCGGTGATATTCGGTAAGCCATTGGGCGAAGCGCCGGTGAACTTCGGATAACCCATCAAGACGTTCTGGGTAACGACAAGTTGAGTTGACGGAATCGCCAACTTCTCGTAGTAACCCCAAGTCGTCTTATCGCACAAAATCAAATTCGGGCTGTCATTGCCGTGCGTTGCCCTGTTGAATGAAGTCCGCAAAGCCGCCGCCGTCAGGTTGCCGACCGTTGCGGTCACGTAACCAACAAGCGTGGTATAAGTGCCGCGCGGCAAAGCGCCATAGGTACTAGTTGAAATTGTACCGTCTTCCGCTCCATCGGTGATAGACCAGAAGTTTTTGCCCGTTTGGGCAGTGTAGAACTTAGCAGCGATATCAGCCGCCATCTCGTGAGCATTAGAAACCATCTCTCTTTTCACCAGGTCAATTATCTTGTTGGATTCGTTGACATCTCTGTCGATGCCGGAAATCACAACAGGAATTTCATAACCAACTGGCGAAAAATAGTTGTAAACAAAAGCATTGACTTTGGTGGTTGAAAACTTTTCTAAACCATCAAAAGCCATGCCCTGGCCAGTCTCTTTATACTTAATAGGGAATCTCATCTGCGAGCCAATCCATTTTTTCTGGTTAGCCAAAAAATATAGAGTGGACGGAGAATAAGAAGTCACCGTATCAACAGTCTGGGCCACTAAATGCTCAACTGTAGAGGAAGATACGCCACCTGGATTTGTAGTTGCGTCCATAACTTTAAATATTTAATTGTTAATGTGCCTCCATTATCACCCGGATGAATATTAGCGGTAGCGGTCTTTGATTATCTCCGCGTACGAAACGCCACTTGATTCTGGGGCAGATGTGGTTTGAGAAGTACCGACTTGCGCGCCCTCGGCTTGCTTAGCTTTGGCTTCAGCCGCCTGACGAACTGCGTCTGTGCTGGCTGTCGCTGCCTTTTCGGTCTGCCACTTGGCCGCGGCCGTATAAAGATTTGGGATTTGGTTTTTAACGGCGTAGGTCATAAGCTCATCGGCTTCCTGGTCGTTTTTAACCACTCCAATCTCCTTAAGGTCGGTAACGGCTGCCTGGATTTGCTGATTAATCCTTTGATTTTCAGCAATCCGTTCTTTCTCGTGCTCTCCTAAGAGAGATTTGAAAGAACTCTTGGTGACATACTCATCTTGACCCTCTTCAGTTCTTTCGCTCGCTTGCGAAATCTTGGCCAGGCTTTCCTTAATCTCGGAAATATCCTGGCGGGTTTGAGTATATCCTTTTTGCAGACCCTTGACTAACGGCTCCAAAGCTGGCGCTTCGGGTTTGTCGGGTTCTCCAGACTGTTCTTTGATTACCGGTTCTGTTTGAACTTCCGGCTGTTCATTGACTTGGTCTTCCATAACCTTTATGCCTCATTGCTCTTGCGAGTGAGGACTTGTTTGCCTCCTGTTAATTATTAAATTTTTGTGTTCGCACAACTTGTCCGCATTTTTCACAAACGCAGACATCATAATAAATATCTATCTGTGCCGTGCTCTTTGTATCAGAATATCCCTTTTCTGTATGCGAAAACTTAAAACTATGCAAGCAGCCAACATTTTTTATTTCTTTCATAAAATTATTTTTTAACCTTGCTTTTTAAAACCATAAACTCCCGCGCTTGCTTTTCAGTCATTCCCATCGCCGCTTTCTTGACTTTATCGGACGGGTTCTTAAGGTGGCCGCGCTTGTAAGCCACCACCATTTGGAAAAATGCTTGCTGACTTTTACTATTGCTGGGCATTGGGTTGGCCTCCTTGTGGTTGAACTCCTTGACCTTTCATTTGCTGTACAACACCTTTTGCTTGTTTTACAAATTGCATCTGCTCTTCTGGCGGAAGTTTTTCAAACTCGGGAGATTTCATAATTTGCTGAATGTTCTGCAGTCCCTTCTCCAGCCCCTGACCCAAAGGCTCCTGCATTCCCATTAACGCCTGCGGATTAATCTTGCCTGTCGCAGCCAGCCATTTGTATAAATCAGCCACTCGCTTCTGGACATTGGGATAGCCCATTTCCTCAAATAAAGTCCCGGGGTCAATTGAACCTATCTGTGAAAGCTGTATCGCCTCCTCGCGCTTGGTGCGGCGGTCTATGGGCAGTGTAGACCCTTTTTTGACCATGATAAGGATTTTAGAGGGAATCTCTTCTGGTTTTATCTCAACCGTATCCTCGGCGCCAATTAGCATAACCGGCTGATCGGCGTAAACCTTAATCATATGCAGATAAGCGTTGTACCAATTTTCAAGGAAGTCCTCCAAGTTCTGCACAATCATATCAAGCCGGCCGTAGTCCGAACCCATCAATAGCTTTCGTCCACCCAGGGTTTCTTGTTGACCCCGCTCGCCTCGGGTGGTAGAATGCGCCCCCAAAATGTTGTCTATCTCGCTAAGCGATTGGTCTAAGTTATTAAACAACGAAGCATCGGGCTTGCCCGACTGAACCTGCGTCAGAGCGTTAGCCGGCGCCTTGCGGTCATACCTGACAACAAAGTCCCCTGTCTTATCAACCAACTTCTGCGCTTCTTCCTCGCTCATCGCCTCGGCGGATACCGTCCATACCCGCTTCTGGCCCTCGTTAAGATCGCTGATTTGTCTTTTGGTCTTTGTGGCGTCTTCTTGAATTGAAGCGGCCACCTCTATCAGACCAACATCATCATAAAGAGAAGCGTCATCCCCCAAATTCATTACGTTGAAAATAAGATAGGGAAACTTGGGTTTTTTAAAAATGTTATTCTCGGGGTTTTTATAATCAAAATTAGGGTTTTTCTTTTTGGAGAGAATACTGCTCTTGCTTTTTAACTTACAGACATACCACTCCCCGCCTCCGCCCCAGAACTCAATATAATAAACCTTGCTTTTTTTGCCGCCTTGCGGATAAACCGCTTCAATCTCTTTTTCTTTCTTGGGAAATTTAGCTTTTAATACATCAAGCTCAATCTCTATCTCCTCCCAGAAGTAGCCGCAATTATCAAAAGAGGTGGCTTTGGGGTCAAAGCCAACTTTGCGCGCCAGCACCAGCTCGCAGGTAAAGCCATCCGTATCCCAGCGATACTTCATAATACCAATCATATTAAGAAACCAGTGCCTAATAAGCTGCTGGGTCTTCTGCTTCATTTTGTAAACAACTTCGTAGGCGATATTCAAGCCCTTCTGCACCCTGAATTGAACATCGTTATTCATCCCCGGCCCCACCACTGTAGGCTCCGGGGTCTCCGAGGTAATAATCGGAATCATCGTCTCAATATCCGCAAAAATCCTATTACAAATCACCCGGGATTTCTTCGGGTGATATTTAGTATCATCTGACATGGTGCCTTTTTTCCAGTAGGTCTTGTTGGTTCGGCCGCGCTCATCCATCTTACCTTTAAGAACCTTGCTATCGGCCATAGCCGTATCAATCGCAGACACCAAGTCATCGTCCTTGGCATCATAGTCTAAGTTTTTTCTGTAAGAGTCGACGAGTTGTTCAAAGTTTTGTTCATCAGCCACTTAAAGTTTGCCTCCTTAAGTGTCAGAAATGCCATCGTCGGCCACTTCTCTTGTTATTTGAATCTCCAATAAAGAAATTCTTTCTTCTAACTCTTTAATTTTCTTATCATAAAGTGAGAGTATTTTATACATCTGCGTAAGTCGCCTCTTCGTGTTTTCTAAAAAGTTGGGGTCAATGTGATTTAATGTGGGTTCACTCATAAATCTTGGTCTCGGTTTCCTTAGCTAACTTAGCGATATCCACTCCCTTGGTCGGGTCGCGATAGCCATCCTGCGGGACATAATCCATAACTTCCGCCTCGCCACTTCCGCCCTCCATAGCCATACTCCAATATAGCTGGCCGTGGACTAAATGGTCATCTCCTCCGGACTCCCAGACATCGTGTTCCAATCCCATCGAGTCAATCTCCACGGTCTTATAAAGCGACTCCCAATGAGCAATGAAGTCAGATAGACTAGCCGGGGCAATTTGAAAACGAATCTTGTGCGATACCATATCGTCAATATTCTTTTGGATGATTTTTGTTCTATCCGCATAAACCGTATGCGTTTTAAAATCCCATCTAAGAAAATCAGCTTTGTCTATGTTCTTTTTGTAATAGCACAGCCATATCTTGCCCGGGTACTTATCGCGTAGCTTCCTAGGTTCGGTCAGGTCAGGCAAAGCATCCAGCACCGCGGTCTTGACATCGTAGAGCTTAATTAAGTCCTCAATATCCTCCCACTTGTCAACGACCCCGACTTTGAATATACCCTGCTTAT